ATTATCTGTTGTGTAATATCTGCGTACATGTTGACCTCCATCATCAGATACTCTGTACTAATATCATATTTGTTGCACTTCTGCAAGTGCAGTAATCAAATAAATCATAAGTTGCTGTATTCACTTACATTTATTATGATTCCTAACGTTGCCCAAAAGCTCGTGAACACTGATATGAATACCATTAGCAGGCCAATAAAGTTGTGAATGCCTGCTGATTCTTGAATGATTACCAAGCCGCCGATTGCAATGCCGATTGCACAAATGAGTATCATTGAGAATAAAACAATCAATCGTTTGCTTATAGTTTTTGGATGAGCATGAAACATTTTTGTCTCCATAGTTTGACCATCGCTAGCGCAACTATCATCTAGTTGATGGGAGTGTGCGCAAGTTTGTCTGGGTTTATAACAGCACAAAAAAAGGTGGCAGCTTCCGTGGAAGCCACCACCAGTTGGGGAGGAAACTACATTGTTGTTTCTATGAGTCTGCCATAATGAGCCTGCTCACGTTTGTGCCACTCCCTCACGTCTGTGGGGAAGTAAGGATTGTTTGCGCCATGTTTATGGTCTTCGTGCCATTCATGTAACTTGTCTTTACATGATGGACATCCATGCAACATGTGCTGTGGATTATCCGCCCAGTCGATGCCAGTCGAGTACAACTGGCATCCGTCGAATCTGTGATTACATTTCCTCATGTTGACCTCCTTACGCTGAACGCTTGAGCTTCGCCAGCAGTTCAGCTGGGTCAATCTTCGGTGTGTTCGCCTGCGGCGACAACACCTTGCGCTCAAGGATGCGCTCGCACACCTTCTCAAACCATGCTTCGCCATGGTCTTCGGTGTGCTTCCCGTCATTCCATATGCGAGGTTGACTTGCCTCCGCACCATTGCGTCCGAGTAGTACACCAACGCTGTGCATTGTGTTGTACAAGTCAACATCCATATGGTGCAAGGCATCCAGAGTGTGCCACTCTGCTTCTGCCTTGTTCTTGTTTGCACCAAGGTTGATGAGTTTGGCAGACTCATGTCCGTTGCGCTCGACCTCAGCATCATACTGATGCTCGAGTTCGAAGAAGCGTTCACGCTTCTTGCGCAGCGCAACACCCGACGCCTTGGCACGTGAGCCAAATGTGAAGTGCGCTGACGAGTTGAACTTGGGATTCTCCTCGCCCGACACCTGATTCGCGAAGCGCGAATCAAAGTCATCGGTCATGTTCATATCTACCAAGTTCAACACTGCGTCATGCGCTGCTGCGATATGCTCTGCATATCCAGCATCACGTACAGGGGTTTCGATCTTAGTTACAGTCATTTTCTTTTTCTGTGCCATTGTACAATCTCCATAAGTTAAGCACTAAAGTTACGTCACACGCACACACGTGTAACTTGCCCCTAGCTTACGCCCTCTCGCGTGCCTTTACGGGCATCGACTTGACAAGGGATGAAACAGGCAGAGCCTGCTCCTATTCTTGCGCACCGCAGACATTGACATGTCTGCGCAAGAATCGAGTCCCTTGCCAAGTCGACACGCGAAAGGGCCCAATCTAATTGGGCGGGGTTATTCGTGTGTGTGTGTAGAGTACACACTCGCAGGCGGCTCGATGCCGCCTAGCACCTGTTACCGCATCTTGGGAAAGATGCATGGCACTGCGTGCCATTCCCAGCTATGCTGGGCTGTAACTTGTGCGGCGTGTGTTCTCCTATCAGCGTGAAGACTCGCAAGCTCGTCTTGCATGCGTATCCAACTGCAACGTCCGTCACGCCACGCTACGGATAGTCAGAGCTACTAGTGCGCTAATCGCCCGTGGCGATAGCACCAGCTCGACTATCCGCAACTGGTCTGCGACCAGAGCCAGTGACGCAACGGCCTGTTGGTAAGCACCAAGCAGTGTGACAACACTGATGCACTGCGTGCATGCATGTATTGTCGTGTTGCAGTTTTCTTGCTGATAAGTAACGGGCGGACACACCACACTGGCTTCGCTGGCGCAAGCCACCGAGAGCAAGGCCGGTCACGGTCGCTGGTGCGGACTGCGCCTTGCTCGCGGCAGTGTGCGTGTGGCAGGCGTATGTTGTGCGTTGACAAAGCGGTAAAGCAGCGTGTATGTAGGGGGGGATTACAGGGGGGGTTATGAGAATCGCAAGGGTGTGTAATGAGTGCTGTAGTAACGGCTTGTGAGAAGAAGCTAACCACCAAGCAGACCGCGTTGGTTGATGCGCTTGTAGCAAATGGATGTAGCATAACGGAAGCGGCTGGCTTGGCAGGTTATGCTTCTGGTGATAGCGGAAGAGTGACAGCCAGCAAGGCTTTGCGGCTGCCTCATGTGCAAGCGTATATGATGCAGAGGATTGGTGAGACTATGGGCGTGAGTGCTACGATAGCCGCCGCTAGACTGGTGCAGTTAGCTCGTGGTGCCAAGAGTGAGTACGTGCAGTTAGAAGCGAGCAAGGATATCTTAGACAGAGCTGGCTTCAAGGCACCAGAGCGTCACATGCACCTGCACGCTGGCGACATATCGGTCAGTATAGATTTGACGTAGACAGGGGGTGGGTCAAAAAGTTGGTCGTGCTACCCTCGACCCGTCCTATCAACACATTATTGCCACAAAGGTTCTGTAGCATAAACGCAATGGAGGTTGTAATGAAGAAAGCATTTATCGCACTGTGCGCAGTGTTTGTACTGTTCTGTTTCCGCATAGACTATCTTGGTGAGCGCATCCGCACCCACGGCGCGGATAGTTTGCATATAGTTGATAGGGTTGGCATCTGGCTATTCAATATTCCCATGGCTGTGGGTGGGCTAGTCATAGGCGCACCAGAGGCAGCAGCAGAAACGCTCTGGCTGGCTGTGCCGAAGAAGCCTAACACTGTTTACAAGATTGACAGCGACTTTCCGCTAAAGTCTGAGCGCATACAAAACATGGTTAAAAATTATTCTGGCGGCAGAGTTCCGATAGGGCCAGTGCGCAGGGATGACTTACGAACCACGCTTGCTCTTGGTGGTGGTGGATTGCGATGCGATAAAGAGCATTGCACAATCAAGGTACACATCAAATATTCTAAGCATGCAGCAAATGTTTTGTTCATTAATGAAGCAATCTTTGCTGGGTTACAGGACTTAGGCTGGTTGCATCCTTATTGGGTTGAATACAAGTTTGTGCGTTGAATTAATTAAACGAGTTTGTACATAGTGACACCATGCCTAGTCTTGACCAAATACTAAATAACTTTGACCAGCACGCTAATTTCTACATGCGTGCTATTACAAACCCATTGCTGTCTACCTTTTTAGACCCGACAGAATCGCAAACAACAGAAGAAAATATAGCTGGCGAAACGGTTGCATTGTTAGAAAACACCGCAAACCGTTTGCATCCTGATTTAAAAGCAGGTGATAGGCCACGCCCGTTGTTTGCAGGTGCTGGTGATTTTTTTGCTTTGCTTACAAGCACGCCAGCAAAACATGCAGTATTAGATGTTGTGATGGGGCCAGAACTAAAAAAACGATTCCCAATTACAGAAGATAGCATAGAGTCAGATGAATTAACTTTTTTAAGACAGATGTATTTGCAGCAAGGGTTAGGTAGAATATCTGTTGAGGACTATGGTGGCGTTGGGTTTAATATTGTAGCTGACCCTATGGGAGATGAAAAAATGTTTGGCATGTCGGCTGCTAGTCGCATGCAATCGACAACTGGCACAAGTATGTTTGTTCGAGATAAAAATGGCGATGTTATTCTCGATGACCAGTATGATCAAAATCTTTATGTAAATTATAAGATGCTTGAAGACCCAAGCATTAGCAAAAGCAAGGCTGTTTTTGAAACAGAAAGATTTGAAAAAGAATATGCAGGGATGGGTGGGTTTACAAGAGCTGTTTGGGAAACAATTTCTTCTGATGCTACAAATTTTCAAAAGATACATAACCTGGCTTTTTTGATGGGCAGTCGTGATTACAAAGACGACAAAAAAGATGTTGGCAGAAAAGTAAAAATAAATATTGGCAACCCAGATTTAGATTTTGCAAAGGCATCTTTTGTAGATGGCTATAAAGATTTAGCTGTATCTCATGATGGCAATGGTCTTGTTGTTCATTCTGATGAAAACATAACAGGCCCACTGCCTCGTCCTACAAATATAAAGTTGTATAAGACAAAAACACTCAATACTGATTACGATGATGACATTCCATCTAATGCAAGCGATTATTTTTTTCATGGCCCAATGACAAATAAACGTGCAAGTTTGTTTGATATGTTTATTGGAAGGGCAGAAGCAAGTACACTAAGTAATCAGTTTATTCCGACCCCTGCACCACGCCCAGCGAAAACTGTTGACGTAGCAACCCCAACATCACGCCCAACAATGAGAGATATACAAGAATCACAAGGAGATTTTGCATTTGAAGGGCCAGCAGCATAATGGCAAAGTCACCAGCATGGACACGCAAGGCAGGTCAAAATCCGAAAGGCGGACTGAATGCGAAGGGCAGGGCATCGTACAGAACAAAGTCTGGCAAGAAGGGCAATCTGAAAGCACCAGTAAAGGGTGCAGCGAATACACCAGAGCGACTAAGAAGGAAAGGTTCGTTCCTTGTACGCATGGGTTCAGCAAAAGGGCCACTGAAAGACGAGAAGGGCAGACCGACACGTTTGAAGAAATCACTGGTCGCATGGGGTCACTCTGGTGACAAAGCATCTGCGGTAGCTAAAGGTCGCCGTTTATTGGCAAGATATCAGGCCGCAAAGAAAAGGAAAAAGAAATGAAACAAGCTCCCAAAAAACAAAAACCTAAATCTCTTTTAAAGAGAATGTCTGGTGCTGATATAATGAAAATGGCAGGCCCTGATGTTAAAGCTTGGGCAATGACTAACAAGATTGCAACATCTAAAGAAATTGATGCAATGCCTCTTGTTAGACTTGAAAAACTTTATATGGACTATCTTAAATCGAAAGGTCAGTAATAATGATGAAGAAGAAAGCAGCTAAGAAATCAATGCTTACAGCAAAACAAAAGACATTGCCAAAAGCATTGCAAGCTAGAATTATGAAAACAAAGAAGAAAGGTAAGTAATATGCCAATGGGAAAAGGAACTTATGGTAGCCAAGTAGGTAGACCAAAAAAGGCAGCAGCTAAAAAAGCACCAGCAAAGAAGAAAATGCCAGCAAAGCGTAAGCCAGCTTCTGGTAATTATTCTCGCGGTTACTAATGTTTTATGCGTCTCTTCTTTTTTGTTGGGTTGCTTTCGGCGGACAACAATGTCTTGTTGCCCAAGACACAGAAGGGCCATATTTTAAAGAAGAGCAATGCTTAAATAGATTAAAGGAAATGGAATTTATTATTCACAAAAAGATTCCTTTATCTAAGGTAAAAGCAAAAGAATGCATACAAAAAAAAGAAGGTAATGTATAATGGCTTCTATGTTGACAAAGAGACAAACAAGTACATTAAAAAAACATTCTGTTCATCATACAGCCAAGCATATGAAGTTGATGCGCAAGTTAATGAAAGATGGAAAATCATTTACTGCTGCTCATAAAGAAGCGCAAAAGAAAGTGGGTAAATAATGGCTGTCAATGCTGCTGGTAATTATACAAAACCTACAATGCGTAAGGCATTGTTTAACCGCATTAAGGCTGGCGGCAAAGGTGGTAGACCGGGCCAATGGTCAGCAAGAAAAGCACAGATGTTAGCAAAAGCCTACAAAGCAAAAGGAGGCGGATATAGAAACTAATGTTAGCAGAACTTGCGGCAATCAACGGTGCATTTGCAATCATCAAGACAACGATTGCAAACGGGAAGGAACTTGCCTCGGCAGGGCAAGCGATTGCGGATTTTGCATTTGCAAAGGAAGACCTGCAATCCAAGGCAAGTAAAAAGCGTAACAGTACATTTGGTAACGACTTACAAGAGTTTATGGCTCTTGAAGAAGTAAAAAGAAAAGAGGCTGAACTTAAAAGCATTATGTATCTTTACGGACGTTATGGTCTATGGGATGATTGGGTTAAGTTTCAAGCAGATGCTAGGGCTAAAAGACAAAGACAATTAAAAGAGGCGCGGTTAAAGAGAGAGAAGATAATTGAAGTTATCGGCGTTGTTTCTTTATCTCTTGCTATTTTGTTTATGTTTGCTGGCTTTTTTTATATTGTAGCGAGAAAGAAACTATGGCTTTAAGACCATCACAAACTTCTTTACGGAAGTGGACAAAACAAAAATGGAGAACTAAAAGTGGCAAGCCATCCACCCAAGGATCAAAAGCTACAGGTGAACGTTATCTACCATCAGCCGCAATCAAGGCGTTATCGCCGCAAGAATATGCAGCGTCCACTGCTGCTAAAAGAAGAGCAACTCGTGCTGGTAAACAGTTCTCCAAACAACCTAAAAAGATATCAACTAAAACCAAAAGATACAGATGAGTTTTTTACACACACTAAAGCGTGAAGAGCGCGATATGTTGCGCCAAATTGTAAAGAAGGTGCATCTTGCTTACCATCCTAAACAGTTTCAGACTGACAGAGAAGCAGATAAAGTTATTTCTGTTATTGGGCCAGAAGTTGTGGAACGCATGATTAAGTTTGGTAAGGATCACAAGATTGACCAAATTTAAATATAAACCAGATGGCGAAGTCTTAAAATCTTTTATGAAAGACGATTCGTTCTTTCGTGCATTGCGTGGCCCTGTTGGGTCAGGCAAGTCTGTGTGTTGCTGTGTTGAATTGTTTAGGCGTGCTATACAACAACAGAAAGGTGCAGATGGTGTACGTAAATCACGCTGGGCTGTTATTAGAAATACAAATCCACAGCTAAAAACTACCACTATTAAAACTTGGTTGGATTGGTTTCCAGAAGAAGACTGGGGCAAATTCCATTGGTCTGTGCCGTACACACATCACATCAAACGATCAGACCTAGACCTTGAAGTTATCTTCCTCGCTCTCGATAGACCAGAAGATGTCAAGAAACTTCTCTCCCTAGAATTGACAGGTATCTGGATTAACGAGGCGAGGGAGATACCCAAATCTATTATTGATGCATGCTCTATGCGTGTAGGTCGTTTTCCTTCAATGAAAGATGGTGGATGCACATGGACAGGAGTTATAGCCGACACAAACGCGCCAGAAGAAGACCACTGGTGGCCGATAATGTCAGGCGAAGTTCCGGTTCCAGATCACATCCCCAAAGAAGAAGCGAAGATGCTGGTCAAACCAGACAACTGGAATTTCTACACACAACCAGCAGGCATGCTGGAAACAAAGGACGAAGAAGGGATCATTACAGGTTACGTGCTAAACAAGAGCGCAGAAAACGCAAAGAATATGAGAGCCGATTATTATCGGAACATTGTACAAGGGAAGACGAAGAGTTGGATAGATGTATATGTGATGAATCGCCTTGGGAGTATAAAAGATGGTAAACCCGTTTATGCCAATTTTGCAGCAGATGTCCACGTTGCCAAAGAAGAAATACCTGTTGCCGCAGGATTACCTGTTTATATTGGTCTTGATTTTGGCCTTACTCCAGCTGGAGTAGTTGCACAAAAAGTACGTGGGCGTTGGTTAATACTACAAGAAATAGTAGCGTTTGATATGGGTATCGTTAAGTTTACTGAAGTGTTGCGGCAAGAGTTATCTACAAGGTATGTAACTAATGAAGCTATTATCTTTGGCGACCCAGCAGGCGACTTCCGCGCTCAGACTGACGAATCAACACCATTTCAAATATTGCGTGGCGCAGGTTTGAACGCAAGGCCAGCCCCATCAAATGATGTTGCCCTTAGAATTGAATCTGTAAACTCTGCACTAAATCGTATGGTTGATGGCAGTTCAGGATTATTAATTGACTTTCGGTGTCGTAATATAATCAAGGGCTTTGAAGGCGGCTATCAATACAGGCGGCTGCAAGTATCTGGTGAGCGTTATATGGATAAGCCAGATAAAAACCATTTCTCACATATACACGACGCCTTGCAGTATTTAATGCTTGGTTCTGGCGAGGGGCGTGCAATCTTGACGAATATGCAACATGCGCCTAAACCTTTTCAAGCAGAACGTAATTTTGATGTGTTCACAAGAAAGCCACGCCAGAAGCGTAAAGGCTTATGGGCCAGAATGTAAAATGTGCGTTGCTTTATATGCAAAAGCAACTGTATGAAAAACTAAAGGAGATTGCTTATGTGTGTAGGTAGACCAGCAAGGCCGCAAGTTGAAGGCTTAACAGAAGAAGAAAAAGCTGAACAAGAGCAAGCAAAAGAACGTGAAAAACAAGCTCGTGAAGAGTCTGAAGCTCAAGAAAGAAGAGAACGGGCAAAAACACGAGAAGAGCGTTTAGAAAAAACGGTTAAGCAACAACGCCGTGGCACTGGTGCAACCTCTTTGCTGACAGGCGGCAGAGGCGGCATGGGTTATTTTGACGAGACTCTGTAATGCATCAGACAAAAATGATGTTAGAAAAGTACGAGCGTGCTAAAGAAAAACGCTTAAACTTTGAACCACTGTTCGATGAGTGCTATGAATATGCACTTCCTATGCGTCAAGGTTTTTATTATGAGGTAGCTGGTCAACGCCGTGATGATAAAATCTTTGACGAAACTGCTGTGGTTGGAACACAGGAGTTTGCATCTCGTCTTCAATCTGGTCTTGTGCCAAACTTTGCGCGCTGGGCAGACTTTGTTGCTGGTTCTGAAATACCAGATGAACAAGTCGACCAAGTAAATAATCAACTTGATGTGGTGACTGATTATGTTTTTGAAGTTCTGCAATCTTCTAATTTTGGGCAAGAAATACATGAATCGTTTATGGACTTGGCTGTTGGAACAGGTGTGTTGCTTGTTGAAGAAGGTGACGCTCTCAATCCAATACGCTTTAACGCGATACCGCTTCCGTCTGTCGTGTTGGACTCAGGTGCAGATGGCTCGATTGACCATGTGTTTAGAGAGAGGACTCTTAAGAACCGTTCGATTCCTGTTGCCTATGAGCGTGCTGTCGTTTCAGAACGACTTGCTAAAGCTATTGCAACACAGCCAGAAGCAGAATGTAAGATACTGGAATTGGTTTGTAGAAATTATGAAAAGCGTAATGAAGAACGTTATGACTATTATGTCATTGATATTGCCAACGAAGAAATAATTTATTACGAACAGTTTAACGGCACTGGCTCAAATCCTTTTGTATGTTTCCGTTGGTCTAAAGCCAGTGGCGAAATTTATGGGCGTGGGCCTCTTGTCAATGCTCTTAGTGCAATCAAAACAACTAATTTAACAATCGAGCTTGTTCTTGAAAATGCACAGATGGCTATCTCAGGCATCTATCAGATGGATGATGATGGCGTTATGAATACAGATACAATCAATCTTGTGCCGGGGACTATCATTCCAAAGGCAATGGGTTCAATGGGATTGCAGCCAATACGTGCTGCTGGTGACTTTAATGTTGCTAATCTTATTCTTAATGATATGAGAAATAATATTAAGAGAGCTTTGTATAATGATATGCTTGGCGACCCAAACAAAACACCAGCATCAGCAACTGAAGTTGCAGAACGAATGGCTGATTTATCAAGAAGAATTGGGTCAGCCTTCGGCAGATTACAGGCTGAGATGGTTCAACCAATACTGCAACGTGTTGTATATATTCTTAAAAAGCAAGGTCGCATTGAAGTTCCTGTTATTAATGGCAGAGAAGTTAAAGTTCGTTCAGTTTCACCCCTTGCACAAGCGCAAGCAAATCAAGATATAACTTCTATATCAAGATATTTACAGCTTGTTGGTGGTACATTTGGCCCTGAGATTTTGAACTTGCTTATCAAATCTGAAGATGTTGCAGTACATTTGGCTGAAAAATTTGGTGTGCCTGATAGTCTTGTGCGTGATAGCGTAGAGCGACAGCAGCTTGCAGAAGCAGCACAAAGATATCAACAGGCACAGCAAAGAGGTGAAGTACCAGATGTCACTCAACTTAGGCCTTGACGGGTTTCCACGCCCCAAGGAAGAAGACGATAGAATATCCCAGAACATAAACAGTTTGTTCCGTACACCTAATGGTAAAGCAGTGATGAAGTATTTACGCTCTATCACTATTGAATCTGTAAGTGGCGCGAACATATCTGACGCTGAACTACGTCATTTAGAAGGACAGCGTTATTTAGTAGGCCTTATTGAGAGGCGATTCAAACAAGCAGAAAAGGTAAAGAAATGAGCGAAGCAGATAATGTAGATGTAGCGGCTGAAGCCACAGTCACAACTGAAGCACCTGTAGCTGAACGTCCAGAATGGCTACCAGAAAAATTTAATACACCAGAAGACCTTGCGTCTTCTTATCAATCTCTTGAGCAGAAACTTGGTACTGGTCAAGAAGAACTGCGGCAGCAAATCATACAGGAGTTTGAGACTGCTGCTTATGAAAACAGGCCAGCCACTGCTGGTGATTATCAAATACCAGAATCTGTAGATGCAGAAATGGCTGTTGATAATCCACTGTTTCAATGGTGGGCTGATCATGCATTTGAAAATGCATATAGCCAAGAAGAGTTTGAATCTGGCATAGCGCAATATGCAGAGTTTATAAACTCACAAACACCTGACCTGCAACAAGAGCGTGCTAATCTTGGTGACAATGCTGATGCACGTATTGAAGCTGTTGATTTATGGGCAAACAAATTTTTCCCAGAAGAGCATGCTGATGCTATCTTACAGATTGGGCAAACATCAAAAGGCATTGAAGCTCTTGAGTTTATTATGTCTAAAGTAGGTGGTGTACAAATGTCTGCTGATGCAGGCTTACCTACTGGGATGACAGAAGATAAACTACGCTCTATGATGAATGACGAGCGTTATTGGAATGCAGCAAAAAGAGACCCAGCTTATGTTAAGGAAGTCCAAGCAGGCTTTTCCAAAGTCTTCAATTAATGCCTTTCATGAAGATGGCGATGTAAAAATTGTAAAAGCAACAATAGAACATGCTGGGTATTTACAACACCATCTTCGAGATACCGATATACGGGAGTGCATGATTCACGGTGCAACACCGTGGCGTGCGCTCCACGTACCTTTATCAAGCAAACATGCAAAAACATGGACGGGTTTGTACAAAGACAAGCCTGTATGTATGTTCGGTGTGTTCCCTTTTGAAAACACAGCCCATCTTTCTTCTGGGCATATATGGTTACTAGGCTCTAATGTATTAGATGAGTTCCCACGTAAATTTTTAACAACATCAAAACTAATGTCTAATTGGCTTTGTAATCAATATGATTGGGTAGAAAATCTTGTTCCCGTTGAACATGAGCGTACAATTAGATGGCTTGATTGGTTAGGGTATTCTTTTTCAAATCAACCTACTGTTATAAATGGTTATCATTGTTTACGTTTTGTGCGTTGCCAACCAGAGATAGAAGTGAGATTTGATTAATACAGCCTGTTTCTAGCTGACGGCCCTACTGGATAACCGATTGACGCGATGTAACGGACAACTGTGTTGTAAATGTAAACCTCTTTTGAAAGGACTGATAAAATGGCGAATACTATTGATGTCGCATTTATCAAGCAGTTCGAGTCAGAAGTTCACATGGCTTATCAGCGCATGGGTTCAAAGTTGCGTAACACTGTACGCACAGTTGGCAATGTTGCTGGTAGCACTGTTCGCTTCCAAAAAATCGGTACTGGTTCTGCTTCTACAAAGTCACGCAATGGTGACATTACTGCTATGGAACTCACCCACACACAGGTTGAGGCAACTATGGCTGACCATTACGCGGCTGAGTACATCGACAAGCTCGATGAACTGAAGACCAACATTGATGAACGTCAAGCTGTTGCACAATCTGCTGCTGCTGCTCTTGGTCGTAAGACTGACGAGATTCTTTACACTGCAATGGATGCAGGTGCTAGCTCAACTCAAATTCATAATACATCATCTGCTCTTGAAAAGGCAGACTTGTTGACTTTGTTTGAAACATTTGGCTCTGCAAATATCCCAGAAGATGGTGGTCGCTACTTGGCTATGCATCCAAAAGGATATTCTGATCTGTTCTTAATCACTGAATTTGCTTCAAGTGATTTTGTTGGTGAGCAGAATCTGCCATATGCAGGTGGCATGACCATGAAAGAATTTCTTGGTTTCAAGATTTTCTCTACATCAGCAATTACTGCTGGTAAGAACATGGCTTACCACACATCTGCTGTCGGCTTGGGCATCAACTCAGATGTTCAAACTGAAATTAATTATGTGCCGCAAAAAGCTGCACACCTTGCAACATCAATGATGTCAATGGGTGCTACTGTTATTGATGACAATGGTATCTATGAAGTCCTTGATAACAACACATAAGGAGTAGAGCATGGCTTATTCAGCTTCTGGCCTAACTAATATGGCTACTGGTGGCGGTCACAATCTGTGGTTCTACACCTCAACAGATGCACTAACAGCAGTTCGTGTGTCTGGCTACTTTAATGACGCTGCTACCATGATGAATGTTGGTGACGTTATTTTTGTCTATGACTCTGATGCTCCTACAATGGGCATCTCTGTTGTTCTGTCTAATACCGGCACTGTTGTCGATATTGCAGATGGAACTGCTCTAACAGTCTCAGACTCCGACTAAGGAAGTGGGGGGCTTCGGCCCCCCATAACCACATGAGTAGCGTAGCTAATTCAGATATTGATATTGCATCTCGCGGCCTAATACTTATTGGCGCGAATCCTATTACTTCGTTTTCCGCAGACAGTACAGAAGCACTGGTTGCGGATAATATTTATGAAGACACTGTACGCACAGCATTGTGTACAACACGCTGGCGTTTTGCGACTAATCAAGCGCAGTTAAACAGATTAACTAATGCTCCTACTGGACGCTTTGATGCGGCATATCAAGTGCCGTCTGACAACCTTATGGTGCATGCAGTTACTGTAGATGACCAATTAATAGCTTATACAATATACGGCGATAAAATATTTTGTAATGAATCAGACACATCAACTTTAGTAATTGATTATACTTTTCGCGCAAGAGAATTAGATTTTCCTAGTTATTTTACATTAGCTGTTCAATATTCTCTGGCTGCAAGTTTTGCATTAGCTATTGCTAGAGATGAACAGATGGCT